AGCTTATTCTTTATGGTTAATGCTATTCAACAAAGATAAAAACGTGTTGTGTATAGCTACCAAACAAGAGACAGCTAAAAACATGGTTACTAAAGTAAAGTTTGCTTATGATAACTTACCCAGCTGGCTAAAAGTGAAAGCAGTAGAGAATAATAAGTTGTCTCTTAAACTAACAAATGGTTCTCAAATTAAAGCAGTAGGTGCTACAGGTGATGCAGGTAGATCTGAAGCCGTATCTTTACTATTACTAGATGAGGCTGCCTTTATTGAAGGTATAGATGAGATTTTCGCTTCTGCTCAACAAACATTGGCTACTGGAGGTCAATGTATAGCTATTTCTACTCCATTTGGTACAGGTAACTGGTTCCATAGAACATTTGTTGGAGCTGAAGCTAGTTCAAATGGATTTATAGCTATGAAACTACCTTGGACTGTTCATCCTGAAAGAAACCAAACATGGAGAGATGAACAAGATGCTATTTTAGGTCCTAGAAATGCTGCTCAAGAATGTGATTGTGACTTTAGCACCTCAGGTGATACAGTAGTTGAACCTGATATTTTAAATTGGTATATAGAAACATTCCAAAAAGATCCTATAGCAAAAGGAGGATTTGATGGTAACTTATGGCGCTGGGAATTTCCAGACTATACTAAACAATATATGGTTGTAGCCGACGTAGCAAGAGGTGATGGTAAAGACTATTCTGCTTGTCATGTCATTGATATTGAAACTGCTAAACAAGTAGAAGAATATAAAGGACAACTTGGTACTCGTGATTATGGTCATTTATTAGTATCAATTGCTACTGACTGGAATAATGCTTTACTAGTAATTGAAAATGCTAATATTGGTTGGGATACAATTCAAACAGTATTAGATAGAGGATACCAAAATGTTTATTACTCATCCAAGTCTGATACTTCCAACATTACAATGGAAAATTTCTTAAATAGAAATGAAAATAATTTAGTACCTGGCTTTACTAACTCAACTAAAACAAGACCACTTGTTGTTTCTAAATTAGAAGCATACATGAGAGAAAGATCATGTATTATTCAATCACGCCGTACATTAGAGGAATTAAGAACATTTGTTTGGAAAAACGGTAAAGCACAAGCCACAGACGGATATAATGATGACTTAGTAATATCATTTGGTATTGGTATGTTTTTAAGAGACACAGCGTTAAGATTCTCACAAACAGGTATGGATTTAGCGCGAGCCTCGCTTGGAAATATAGGAAAGTCCAATTACCTTCAAGCGCCATCTTTGTTTACCCCAACATCAGTTGGACAACAAAATCCATACCAAATGGATATTGGCAATAACCAAATGGAAGACATAACTTGGTTATTTTAAAAAATATTTATAACATATAATGACATAAATGGCTAATAATTCTTTATTTAGTAATCTACGTAGACTCTTTTCAACTGACGTTATTATACGTAATGTTGGTGGAAATGAATTAAGAGTAATGGATACTGAACGTATTCAATCGTTAGGTGTACTACAAACTAATGCTCTTGTTGATAGATTCTCAAAAATATACACAACATCTGGTGCTGGTGTATATAATCTTAACAACATATATAACTACCAGACACTTCGTGTACAATTATATACTGACTATGAAGCAATGGATACAGATGCTATTGTAGCTTCTGCTCTTGATATTATAGCTGATGAAAGTACATTGAAGAATGAACATGGTGATATTTTACAGATTAAATCATCAGATGAAAACATTAAGAAAATATTGCAGAACTTGTTCTATGATGTGTTAAACATTGAGTTCAACTTATGGACTTGGATTAGAACAATGTGTAAGTATGGTGACTTCTATCTTAAATTAGAAATAGCCGAAAAATACGGCGTATATAATGTCATACCCTTCTCAGCATACTCAATTATACGAGAAGAAGGTACTGATCGTGAAAACCCAACCTATGTGCGTTTTAAGTACGATCCTACTAGTGTAGCTGGTACAACTATGGGTTATGGTAGTATGCCTTTACCAATGCAAAACCAAGATATCTACTTTGAGAATTATGAAATGGCTCACTTTAGATTACTTGGTGATATTAACTATTTACCTTATGGCCGTTCATATCTTGAACCAGGCCGTAAATTATTTAAACAATATGTTTTGATGGAAGACGCTATGATGATTCATAGAATCATGCGTGCGCCTGAAAAACGTATTTTCTATATGAATGTTGGTGCTATTCCTCCTCATGAAGTAGAAGGATATATGCAGAAGATGGTATCTAAGATGAAAAAAACTCCATATATTGATCAAAATACAGGTCAATATAACCTTAAGTTCAACTTAATGAACATGATGGAGGATTTTTATATTCCTGTTAGAGGTAATGACCAATCAACTCGTATTGATACTACAAAAGGCTTAGAATATAACGGTATTGAAGACGTTAACTACTTAAGAGATAAGTTATTTGCTGCTCTTAAAGTACCTAAAGCGTTTATGGGTTATGAAAAAGACTTAACTGGTAAAGCTACGTTAGCCGCTGAAGATATTCGTTTTGCTCGTACAGTAGAACGCATTCAAAGAATTGTTATTAGTGAGTTAACTAAAATTGCTTTAGTACACCTATATACTCAGGGATATGATGGTAGTAATTTGACTAACTTCGAATTAACATTAACTACTCCATCAATTATATATGATCAAGAGCGTGTTGCTTTATTGAAAGAAAAAGTAGCATTAGCTAAAGATATTATAGATACTGAGTTATTACCAACTGATTGGATTTATGAAGACATATTCCACTTAAGTGAAGATCAATTCCAAGAATACCGTGACTTGATTGCTCAAGATAAGATGCGCAAGTTCCGTAACCAACAAATTGAAAATGAAGGCAATGACCCATCAGTAAGTGGTCAAGCATATGGTACTCCTCATCAACTAGCCGTGGCTTATGGTATGGGTAGAAAAGGTATGAATCCAAATGACGTACCAACAGGATATAATGAGAAGAATCCAAATGAACCAACACACTTGCCTGGTCGTCCACAAACATCTAACTCATATATCAATAAACAAGAAGATCCATTAGGTAAGGACCGTTTAGGTACTAAAGCTTACCAAGCAGGTAATGACCAAGAAGATGGAACTATACGTCCTTCATATAAAGGCGGTTCACCTCTCGCGTTAGAATCCACATCTGTGTATTTAAAGAACAAGAAATCATTAGAGCAAATGCCATTTAGCCGCAAGGTGAATCTATTTGAACATGGCGATATGCTAGATGAGAACAATATCCGCGATGAGATTAAATAATATACATATTTATAAGTAGTGTACACTATACTGAATTATGAAAATTAAACATTCAAAGTTTAAAAATACTGGCATTTTATTTGAGCTATTAGTGCGTCAAATAGCGTCAGATACTTTGGCTAACGCTGACTCAAAAGCAGTTAGAATTGTGAAGCGTTTTTTCACTAACAGTGAACTAGCCAAAGAACATAAACTTTATCACACCATTGTGACAGCCCCTAGACTAAGTGAAGTTAAAGCTGATGCTCTTGTTAGTACAGTACTTGAACAAAGTAAAAAATTAAATAAAGAGCAGTTAAGTAAAGAGAAATATAACTTAATTAAGGAAATTAAAAAGCATTACGACTTAGAAAACTTTTTTAAGTCCAAGATCACTAATTATCCTGTATTAGCAGCTACTTATACATTATTTGAATCTTCAAATAATCCTAACTTTCTTGAGCCTAAGCAAATTATTATAAATAAAATTACTCTTCTTGAGCATATAACTAAAAAACCAATAGTAAGCGCAGCTCCAACTGCTGATACTATTGAGGAACAGTTCATGAAAGAAGATAAAAACATACGCATCTTAGCTTATAAGATGTTGATTGAAAAGTTTAATACTAAGTATTCTAACTTATCATCTCGTCAAAAGAATGTATTAAAAGAATACATTAATAATATTAATGATGTTGCTAAACTTAAAGAATTTATTAATAAGAATTTAGTTTCTGCTAAGAAAGAATTAAGTGAACTTAAAAGTAAAGTTGATGATAAAGTAGTTGAAATTAAACTAACTGAAATTATCAATCTCATTAAACCTATCCCAGCTAAATCAACAGTTAAGGATGATCATATAGTTTCGTTATTGCAATATTATCAGTTAATTGATGAAATTAGTAATGTAAATGAGTAATAGAGAAATTATAGAAGCATTAGTTCAAGAAGTATTAGATGAAATGTCTATGACAGGAACAGGTGCATCTGTTACTCCTGGTACTGGAGCAGGTGTCGCTACAAAATATGCTTTTGCTAAAAAAGATAATGGTAATAAAATAGCTAAAGACTATATCAAAACATTTGGTGGTTCTTTAGCTCCTTCTGTTCCTAATCGTGCTTCTAAAGCTATTGATTACAAAAAATTATTCCAAGAAAATTACGCTCGTTTCAGAAATGAAACTAAACTACGCACTAAACCAGAACATTTCCATCAAGCAGTTAAAGCTGTAAAAAAGCGTGCTATGGAAATTAATAAGTTGTATGAGTATATGGAACGTTTAAAAATGGAGTTAAGTGAGAATGATGAGAACATTAAGTTTAAGAAATACACTGAAAAAGCCTTAAATCAAATTAAGGCTATCATAAATGATTTAAATAAAAAGGTTAAAAAACTTAGATAATGGCAAAAGCAACAAGAGGTGAATCTAGAAAGGTAACCTTCGGTAAACGTAAATTAGGAGCTGCAAAAAAATCATATAACAAACACACTCCGCGCCCTAAAGCTTATCGTGGTCAGGGCCGTTAATATTTATATATATGACAACATTAGAATTATACCGTAAACATAAAGCTGGCGATGTATCTCGCGAGAAGTTTTTATATGAAGTAAGACGTGATCCAAAATTACCTTGGATTTTGAATACTACATCATATGATGACGCTGTTAAAATACTTAAAAACAAGAGTATTATTAGTGAAGCATATGATGGTGGACTTGAAGATTTAGCTAAAATGGCTAAATCATCTAATGAATTAAGAAATAAACCAATCACTAAAACTATAGCTAAAAAAGCAGCTGAGAAAACTAAAAGTAAAGACGCGGCAGCTGATTTAGCTGTTAAGTTAGCTAAAGCTAAAGGTATAACTGATAGTGAGCATATAACCCAAATTGTTGATTTAGCTGCTAGTATGGTTAATGAAGAGTCATTAGAAGAAACATCTCCTCAAGATGCTAAAGCAGTTGAAGATGCTATTAATACAGGTAAAATAGACCCTGAAAAAGTAAAAGCAGCAGCTGAAAAAGCAGAAAAAGGTGACTCAACTGATTTAGCTTTACTTATGCTTAACGCTGGAAGATTGTTTGAAGCTAAAAAAGGTAAGAAAAAACAACCAAAAGAATTACATATAGATGTAGCTAACCCATATGAGTATCGTCATGGTATTCAACATGAATTAACTGAAATGGATGATTATAGTACTGAGGCGCTAGAAAAAGCTAAATCTAAAGTATTAAAAAACTTAGCTAAAGATCCATTATTTTATTCTAATTTGTTAAATGTTAAACAATCACCTTATAAATTTAAAGCACCTGAAACTGACAAACCAGGAATGCAAGCTAAAGCTGATGGTCATTTAAAAAAAGAATTAAAGAAAGACGAAAAAGCAAACGTTAAAGATACATTAGGCAAAAAAGAAGAAGGATCTAAACATCCTAAAGGTGTTAAAGAAATGACTATGACACCTAAAAAAGCCAAAGGAATTAAAAAGACTATGGCTGTGCCTGGTAAAGAAAAAACTATTAAGTTAAAAGAACATCATAACGACCCTAACTTTCCAGGCGGACAAGCAATATACGATTTATTAGATCAAGTAGCTACAGATTGGGGTAAAGAAGACTTATATAATGAGTTAGAAGACGTAATTGTAGCATATAGTGATAATGGAAGATTATCAAACGCTGGTTTAGCTAGACTTAAAGATGTTCTTGAGAACTATGATGTACTAGAAGATTATCAATATCTATTAGACAAATTAGTTGTTAGAGAAGGTCTAAAACTTATGGATTTTTTTTTAGCCGAAGATAGAGCAATGTTCGCTGATGAACCTGCTGATGCTGAAAAATACAAAATAAAAAAAGATCTTAAAGGTAAAATAGTACAAGCCACTAACGATGAAGGTGATACATTCAGTATGAATGATGAGGCCATAGCAATTGATAATGGACAAAAAATTAAAATTGCTGGTTTTGAAGAGTCTCAAAGTAAAGTTAAAGCACTATATAATGCTGGTATGTTCTTTTCATCAATTGATATTGATGGACTAAAACCAGTAAATAAAGGATTTAGACCTGGTGTTGATTTAGGTAAGTCATTTGAGAAATTTAAAGGCATCAAAGAATACATTAAGTCTAAACTTAAAACAGAAGACGCGGCTAAAGACAATCAAGCTAAACAAGCCGCTATTGTAGCTGCTGGTAAAGAATTAGATGCTTTAAGAAGCCAATTAAGTGGAATTAACAATGATACTAGCTTAACACCAGACGAAAAAAATAAAAAGAAAGCGTTCTTACAATCAAAAATAAACGATGCTACTAAAAGAGCAGCGGATTTAAGATCAGGAAAAGTAACATACCCATAACATGAGCAAACAAGTTTTAATAGAATATTTCACTTTTAAACCATCACCTCAAGCATTGCGTGAGGCTAAGGATAATCCACATGGTAATTTAATAGTTGAAGGTGTAGTACAACGTGCTGATGCTAAAAACCAAAA